TTTTTTTCTCCTATACAACGTCAATGTCGTTGTTATAACTTGTAAATCCGTTTTCTTTAATAACGGACAATATATTATTAACACGACCAGCGAGTTCGTCTCTGTGTGATACTAACCATACAGACTTTTTTCGTTCCCTACTGATTTTTTTAAGAATAGCCAGACTGTTTTCAACACCCGAACTATCCATACCAGAATCAACTAGTTCATCAATGAACAATAAGTTAATTGGCTGGTATAAGTTTTCCCAAACATCTCTGAACGCCCAACTTAACGAAAGTATAAGTCTGTTACGTTCACCTCTGCTTAGGTTGTCAAAATCTAAATCTCTACCATGTTCCTCTATTATTACTGTTAAATCGTTTTGGAATACAACACTGTGTGGTAATCCAATACGTTCTAAATAATAAGCAAGTCGTTTGTTTAGAAATGCTAGATTCTGATCAATTATACGTTTACGAATAAACGAATCTTTACTAGTTAAAAGTTTCATTAAAAAGTCTTGATGATCCTTAACCCTAGTTAACTCGTTTACTGTATCGTACTTAACCTCCTCAATGCCATGTTCTTCCATTTCTTGAATTTGTTCTAGATATGGATCTTCCTGGACTTTAAGGCTCGTTAATTCGCTTTGTAACTTGTCTAAACTAGACCTGTGGTTGTATGCATCATCTATTTTGTCATAGAATACAGTAGGTTTTGCACCTAACTCGCCCATACTTGCTAGTTCAGATAGTAGTTCTTTCTCAGTTTTTCCATTAGTTTCTAAGACAGATACTGCTTCAGTTAATAATTCTTTTTTATCTTTAAGTATGTCTTCATGTGTATTATCGTGTAATTCCTGCCCACAAGCATAACACTTGTGTTCTTCTAAAGACTTTACTTCTTTTTCTAATTTTACTTGATTGTTAGCATAACGTGTAGACTCTGTTACAAGTCTATCTAGTTTATCCTGTAAGTCTGTAAACTTTCTTGCTTTTTCTGAATACGTTGTTATTAAGTTGTGTGCTTCTATTTCTTTTTCAATATCAACATGACTTAGTGATTCAAATGCAGATTCAATTTGCTCAACGTCCTGCGTCTTCTTGTTAATCCACATTGTGCTTCTACGTTTGATAGCATCAATCTGTTCTCTAATCTTGTGGTTTGCATCACCGGTTGCTTTAATTCTGTATTCTTCTTGTGTGATTAAATCTTTATTAATACGCAACTGTTCTTTTAAGGTGTCAGCCTTATCACTTAATAATGTAATACCTAACAACTGTTCAATAATAACTCGTTGTTCATTGTGCTTTAAACTTAAGAACGGTTGTGTGTAAGTATTCAGTGCAACAATATGTTTAAACATATCGTGACTCATACCTAACAAACGTTCTACTTCTTTTTGTGTTTCTCTACTGTCGCCTTGTGCAGTGTCTGATGCTTCTTGTTCAGTACCATCTACATAAAATTTTAATAAGTTAGGCTTCCTGCCACGTTCGATACGATATGATTTACCGCCTAATTCGAAGCCAACTGTAACTAGCATACTTTTGCCGTTAGTTTTGTTTACTAAATTATCTTTACGAATGTTAGTAAGTGCATTACCGTATAATGCGAAACTTAAAGCATTGATAATAGTAGTCTTACCAGTACCATTTCTGGATCCATGGTCTCCGCCACCTGTGTCCAAGTTCTCACCTAGTACAAGTGTTAAGTCACTTCTATTAAAGTCAAGTGCTTGAGTACTGTTTCCAACACTCATGAAATTCTTAACAGTTAAGTTGTTTAGTTTAAACATTAATTAAAGGTTCCTGTATATTTCCATTAAAAGATTTGGATCATATAAATCTGATTCAACTGAAGTGAGCTGAGTCATAACAATACTGTCTACACTTTCAAAGTTTATTTCTGCTTTTTCATCAAATGCTACATCAACTTCTTTTTGTTGTATAAGTGCTATTTCTCTAACATCATATTGTTCGTAAAAAGTTTCTTTAATAAAGTTTGCTTCCTCGTAACTAATGTTAATATCTAAATTAACTCTTAGATAAGACTTAGGAAGAAGTATTCCTTGTGGGTTATCAAGTAACTGACTTAACTTTAATACTTTATACTTGGGTGCATCTTCCCACTTAACATAGTAGTGTGGAACACCCCATTCTAGTATCATTGCTCCACGATCATCATCCCAAGAGTCAGAGTAGTTATGTGGGAAAGCATTTCCGATGTATGTAATATTACCTACTTCTTGACGCTTGTGGAAGTGACCGGTAAACATTCGTTCAATACCTTGAAAGTCTGAATGTTTAATTTCTCCATGGTCTGGCATTTGTACCATTGCATTCATATAAAAGTTAGGAAGTTCAAAATGTCCTAACATATACTTTGCATTTAGTTTTTTAAGCGACTTATATTCGTCACCTACTAGCCATGGAACTATTGCGACATCACCTTCTGTAGTGATCTCGTCAAAAAGTCGTACATTTGGTATATGTTTTGCCCAAGTGATACTATTAAAATCTCGTTTGTCTTTGAAGTACTCGTCGTGGTTACCTGGTATGAAGATTACTTGATCAAATGCTTGACTCAGTAAAGTAATGGCTTCTACACTGTGATTCAGTGTGGCTACATTAATACTGGCTCGTTGGTGATGCCAATCACCTAAGAACAAACAGGTTTCACAGTTTTTCTCTTTTCCTTGTTCAATTACCCACCTCACAAAGTTAACACAATCTTCATTGTGTGTTAGACTGTTGCTTTTGTTTCCGAAGTGAATATCTGTAAAGGCAATGGCTTTCTTAAATAGATTACTCATGCTTTTCCTAGATTTAAGTTACATACATTACTATAATACTGTATTCTGAGAACAATGTCAACCTTTTTTGGCGGCTTTCACTTTAGTGTTTTCATTAAACTTATCAACACGTTTTTGTTCTGCTACTGTGTCATTGGCATTTTGTCTAGTAAAACTAGGTGCTAAGTCATTCATTTCCAATATATCATCTCTAATGTTTTGGTTACGTTTTTCAATGTTTAGTACTCTTGTAAAACTATTTGTTATTGCCGCAGTATAATATGCAAACGGATTGTCTGATTTACTTTCGTCAAACTGTAGTCCTATTTGTGCTAACTGTAATAATGCTTGTCCACGCATTTCATCTACATATGTGTAACCACGCCAGTTGTATCTGTGACTGTAACGTTCACATAACATCATATACATATGTGCTAACTTGTTTGTTACTTTACCACCTGATAAACTAAAGTTGCCGTTTTCCATTCCGCCTTCCCAATGAGACTTGCCACAAATAACTAATTCGCCAGTTGCATTAAATCGCCAATGTTGGAACGGAGGAAAATTACATTTAGTGTGATGATCTGCAACTGTCTTAGGATTCTTTTTACGTTCACTGTCTGTTGGAACGTGTTCAAAAGTCATAACTCTAAAAATCAGTTCTGTTTTTTCGAATGATTTAGGATCAACATGGAAGTCTGCCATCTTTTTTCCTTTAATAGTATTATTCTTATATCCGTTTTTTGCTATCCTATCTGCTCTATTTTGCCGAGCTTGAAGAATTGTTGCTTTTTTAATTTCCTTTTCCGAATGTAAAATAATATCGAAAATCTTTGCGTCATCATCTAAGAACGACCCAAAAGTGCTTTTAGATGTATGTATTTCTGCTAATAGGTCTCTATTGTTGAGGTAATTTCGTACTGCCATATTTTTGACTCCTTAAATTATATACTCATATTATACACTCGATAAATACTAATATCAAGAGGAAAGATTAAATAATTATGACAACTTTTAAAGACGGTATTATTTCGAGGAATGGAGTGAACTTAGGCATTCCAGACCCCACAAACACTGCTTCTGCATCAGGTACTACTCAAACTGCCCAAACCGGCAAGTTTAGTATTGCGGGTGCAACCAAGGCTTTTTCCGATAACATAGAGCAATTTGGTGCAGACTTTAAGGATATATTAGAAGATCCTAAAGGTGCACTTACAGAAATGCTTAATGGAGATCCTGTTACTGCTAGGTTAAAAGGTGCTGGTATTGACAAAGGTGCTAATCCTAATGATAAGTTGGCAGAAATTGCGGCTTCAAGTTCGACAGTTGGCAAGAATAAAGATGATCACAGAGTAAGACTGTCTTTACCACCTGCGGCTAAAATACATTATCAAAAAGCAACAGTTCCTTATTTACTACAGCCGCTAGTTAATACTAATGGCGTTATCTTTCCTTATACTCCACAACTTATATTCCAGCATAATGCTGATTATAGTCGTAGCAGTCCTACACATAGTAATTATCCTCTTAATTATTACAGTGCAAGTAATGTGAGTGACATCTCCATGTTTGGAGAGTTTGTTAGTGAGAATGGACAAGATGCAAGATATGTACTTGCAGTTATAACTTTTTTAAGAGCCGTTACTAAAATGTTTAGTAACAGTGACGACCTGGCAGGTAATCCACCACCAATCCTAAGATTAAGTGGACACGGACAATACTTACTACCAAATGTCCCAGTAGTAGTAAACACAGTTTCGATTACTATGCCTAATAATGTTGATTATATTACTATCCCATCAGGTGGATTAAATTCACAAGGCAGAGCAATGACAACAAGAGTACCTAAAAGTTTAGATATTAACGTTGGCTTAACACCAGTATACAGTAGAGCTCAAATGAGAACATTTGGTGTAGATAGGTTAACAAGCGGACAATTAATTAATAGTAAAACAGGAGGATTTATTTAATGGCTGATTACAGTGCAGATAGTCCTTACTATAAAACAGAAATGTTTGGCAATTATTTAGATGTGTTAAACCGAAGACCAATTAGTGCAAACCCACAAGACCAGCAACTAATTATAAACGCAACTTATGAATTTAGACCAGATCTGTTAGCAAGTGACTTATACGACAATCCAAAATTGTGGTGGGTATTTGCCGCACGAAATCCAAATACAATTAAAGATCCTATATGGGATATGAAAAAAGGTTTAAGAATCTTCCTTCCAAAACAAGACAGACTGTTCAACGAACTAGGAATATAATATGGCGTTTCAAGACGACTTAGATAAGTTAAAGAATTTCTCCGGTGGACTGCCAACAGGCCCGTTAAAAGATTTAGCGGCTAATGGTGTAGGCTTTGCAGAAAAACTTGGCCCAGTTGTTAAGAAGATTGAAGATAGAGGAATACAAGGTATTGGTCTTGATAGTAACTTAACAGATGTTATTGAAAAAACAAAAGAACAGTTTGCGAACTCTGACGATGCAGTTTTAAACAGCGGAGCAATAAGAGAAGAAGACGGCACGGCTATTCTCGAAGCAATAAATGAGAAAGCAACAGACACATCTGTAAACAACGCAAAATCAAAACCATTACGAATTAAAGTTACTAACGGATTTTACGAACGTAAAAATGTGATGCACAGTTTAGCATCGTATACTTACAATTTTGAATTGTATATACTAACATACGAAGATTATAATCAGTTTGTAAATGATCCAACTTTTAATATTGAAAATTCCCCACAGCGTTTATTAATTAAATCGGGTGGCGGCAATTATGCTAACAGAAATCCATTTTTTCAAACAGATTTCTTTATGGACGATTTAGAAATTGATAGTATCATTAGTCCAGGAGGCTCTAACAAAGGTGCAATTAATACAGGAGTAAGTTTTAAGATTTCAGAACCATACGGTATGACATTGTTAAACAGTTTAGTACTAGCGGCAAATCACTTTGGTGCTTACAACTATATTGAACAACCTTATTTGTTAAAAGTAATGCTAACGGGATTTGATGCCGAAGGTAGACACGTTGGTAATGCGTTTGCTGGCAAACGTACTAGATATATTCCTATTAGATTTACAGATTTTAAATTTGGTACTAGTGAACAAGGAACTACATACGACATAACAGCAATTCCTTATCACAGTATAGGATTACAATCGATTGCGTCTACTATTCCTGTTGATATGCAAATTGAAGCAAAGACAGTGCATGACTTTTTTAACGTAGCATTAACACTTGATACAGGTAAAGAAGAACGAATACCTGCAGGACCTCCGGGTCAAACTATTATGGTACCTATAAAGCAATTAGAAAAAGGCTTGACTGGATACTTGAATAAATTAGAAGACGATCATGTAAAGTCAAAACTAAAAGCAGTACCAGACATTTATAATTTTGAAATAGATCCTGACATACTAAAGTCTAAGATTGTTTTACAAGATGTAATGGATTTAAGTAAAACAGCAAATACAAAAGATGTGGCTAAACAAGCACAACAAAGGTTTACAGATTCGTTTGTATTTGACGAAACAACTAAAACATATAGTATAAGAGCAGGTACTAGTATTGTTAATACAATACATAGTATATTACGTTCGTGCGAATATATGACAAACCAAGTTGTAAGTGCTGACTTAAAAATTGAAGGTATGAGTTTCGAAGAATACCAAGAAGTTGCAAACAAACCTATTGACTTTTATAGAATTGTTCCTAGAATAACATTAGGCCCATTTGATAAAATTAGAAATCAGTATGCCAAACTTATTACATTTGTTATTAAGAAATACCAAATGCATGGTAAAGATTATGAAAACCTAGGACAAAAACCAGTTGAATATATTTCAAAATATTATGATTATTTTTACACAGGAAACAATACAGATATTTTAAGTTTTGATATCGAGTTTAATGCGGCTTACTTCCAAACGTACACTTATAATCAAATGCAAAAAGCAGGATCATTTCCAACACCGTTAGCACAAACAAAACTTGAAGCATTACACGAAGGACAAACTGCTAAAGCAGGTAACGATCCTATAACAAAATGGACACCTTATATAAGACACGTTGTTACACAATCAGGAACAAGTAACGATATTAACGATCCACAAGTAAGTCATAAAGCAACAACTATTGATAACTTTATGCAAAATGTATTTGATCAAGGTGCCGACTTACTACAAATGAATATGCGTATTGTAGGCGATCCAAGTTTTATACAAAGTAAAGATTTAAGAAGTGTGTTAGTAGGAGATAGTGACGATTATTATTTGCCAGATGGAAGTTTAAATACAGATAAAGAATGGCACATATATGTTAAGTTTAGAAACCCAACCGATGTTGACGCTAGTACAGGCTTAATGAAAGGTTTTAATGTAGACGAAACAGGTAAAACTAGTGTTAGTGTGCCCAGTATTAATGGACAATATAAAGTATACAAAGTTACTAGCAACTTTTCAGGCGGAACATTCACACAGAATTTAGAATGCGTTAGGGAACGTAAGCAAGAACTCAATGTTATTAAAAAGAAAGATGATAACACATCTAGTAACAGAGTAGATAATTTAGAAAGTAACAACACAAATACCACACGACTAATAGGTAAAGTAGATACTAAAGGCAACAAGATAACAGAAGCTCAACGTAATATGAATATGTCTGCAGATGATTTTGAATATACACCTGACAAGTATTTGTCATCTGATGCAAGGGGCCAACTTGAAAATGGAAACGTTGATGAATTCTCAAATGTTGGACCACAAGGAATTGGCACTGAAAGCCTAACTTCGAGAGTTAAAAAAATTACGCCAGACATAGTAAAACCAGGAACAGCAGATAACTTCCAAGGTGAACACCCATTCGGAATACAAGGTGGTGACATCACACAAGAAGAATTAGACTTAGGCTGGACACAAGAGGATTTAAGCGACTAGTATGCCAACATTTCAACAATATATTAATAAAATCAACCCAGACTTAGATGTCAATAAAAAAGGCTCTATAGTTGACCCCGGACCGTATGAAGCCATTATTAAAAACAACAATGACTCGAGACGTACTGGGCGTATGGATGTTTACATTGCTTCACTAGGCGGTATACCTGATGATCCGAGAAGTTGGATACCTGTAAAGTATATGAGTCCGTTTTTAGGAACAACTGATCAAGGTTTATTAGATAAGCAAGAACAAACTGCAATGTATAGTTATGGTATGTGGTTAACACTGCCTGATCCTGGAAGTAAAGTAGTTGTTGTCTTTTTAGAAGGACAGAGAAACAACGGAGTTATAATTGGTTCAGTAGTAGATGATGTTGCTAATCATATGACACCTGGATTGGCTAGTAGTAAGAAGTGGCTTAAAACAGAAGAAGTAACAACATTATTTCCTACTCTAGAACCAGATACAGACTTTTTACCAGTAACAGAATTTAATACTAAAGTTGTTAGAGATTCGAGACAAACAAATACAATTTATCGTCCTGTGAATATCGAACTTGCTAAAATTTTAAAAGCACAAGGTCTTATTGGAGATAATATCAGAGGGCAAAGTTTTAGTACTCCTCAAAGAGAAAACAATAGTCAAGTGTTCGGACTTTCAACACCGGGTAGAGGCGATAAAGATCCAGCATCAGATCCAGCATTAAAAACAAAAATGCAAAACGGAGAAGCAACTGCTGAAGATTTACAAATTAGAAAACGTTTCCCAGGACACAGTCTTGTTTTAGATGATGGTGATTCAGAGGGTGCAAGTAAATTAGTTCGCTTACGCACAAGTACTGGACATCAGATATTAATGGACGACACAAATAACTTAATTTATATTGCAACAAACAACGGTAATGCTTGGATAGAAATGTCTGAGCATGGTAAAATAGATATACATAGTGAAGATAGTATTAGTATACATACTGCAAAAAATATTAATATGACTGCGGAGAAAAGTATTAACTTAGAAGCAGGCGAGAAAGTAAACATTAAATCTATGGTTGATATAAACTTGGATACAAACAACATTAATACAATGGCACAAGGAGATACAAAAATTACTTCGGGTGCAACATCACATATTAACTCGGGCACTTCGCATTTAGAAACTGCAACTGCTATTCATATGAATGGTGGAACAGCGGCAAGTCAAGCGGCAAGGATACCAACAAACAATGTACCAACTGTTAAATTAGAAGAAAAAGAATGGATCGCAGGACCACCTAAGACTTATATTTCAAAACGTGTACCACAACACGAGCCATGGACAGTACACGAGGACACAACCCCTGGAGCAGATGACTCATGATGGGTAAATTCATCATAACAGCATTTGTTCTTGGTTTTATAATTGGGTGGATAGCCGGTGGGTTAGATACAAACATTGACCCTAATATGTTTGGTAAAGGGATAGTAGGATAATGGGTATAGCCATTCACAGACACGGTGATGACAGAAGTTGTGGAGCAACAACAGTTGTTTCAAATCAAAGTACAGTTACAGCCGATGGCTCATTAGTATCTGTACAACCAGATGAAAACTCACATGGTGGCGGTCCTTTAACTTCACAAGCAAACGGTGTGTTTATTAATGACAAGTTAGTTATTAGGAACGGAGACCCAGGAGGTGCTGATCCTGTACCTGGACACGTTGCCACACCAGCATCAAGTGGAAGCGGAACTGTATTTGTTGGCTTTCCAACTGCAAGGGCATTAAGTCCTACAACTATTGCTTTTGAAATAGAAGACCAACCAACACAAACACCTATTACTGATCAACCAGACAGAGCAGAATCAAACACACCAGGTGGCGGCGCTATTGCTCCAAGAGTAGATGGTGGTCCATTTGTTAATGCAGGTGTAGAGTTTACTCCAGGCGAACCGAGTCTTTGCACAAGAACAGATATCGGAACGTTATCTGAAAGGTATGAGAGTAATGGAGACCCTGCCGCAATAGGCAGAGATAGAACAGGTGGTTATAGTTATGGAACATATCAAATTGCAACAAAAGTAGGAACTATGAATAGTTTTATTTCTTATATGAATCAGTATCCAGATATGTATAGTCAATTACAAAGTGCAGGCGGCAACGCAGGTGCAACTAGTGGAACAACGGCATTTAAAAATACTTGGATATCGTTAGCCGCAGATCCCCAATTTAAACAAGCACAACACGACTTCATACAAGTAACACACTATGATAAATTAGTTAAAAAAATTAAAAACGACACTGGCATAGACATATGTGATGGAACGCATTGTAACGGGCTACAAGACGCAGTATGGAGTATAAGTGTACAACATGGTCCTGGTAGTAGAATATGTACAATAGGCATAGGTGCCGCTGGAGCAGATCCATCAGATGACGATATAATTAATGCAATTTATAACGAACGAGACAATGTTGGCAAGTATTTTCGAAGTTCGACAGCAAAAGTAAAACAAAGTGTGGCAAACAGATTTACATATGAGCGCCAAGGTGCTCTGCAAATGTGTGGAATTTAAAGTAGGTAAATACTAGTATGGCAATATATAAAGGTTATTCATCAGTAGGTAGGAATTTTGAAGGAACTGAAATGACAGATTCTTCACTAGTTCGTGCTGATTTGTTAAATCATCTCAATACAAGACCCGGCGAACGTCTAATGCATCCAGATTTTGGTTGTTTAGTTTGGCAGTATCTTTTCGACCCATTCACTGATGGTGCTAAATTTAACATAATTGAAAACCTTCAAGATATTGTTAAAGCAGATCCTAGAGTAGTACTCCGGGATATAGAAGTTGCTGAATTCGAACATGGTTTATCCGTATCACTAGACTTGGTATATGCAGAAACGAACGAAGTAGAGACGATGAAGGTCAATTTTGACCAACGTAACTCTTCTGCCGTTCAAGTATAATATACCCAGTTTAAAATACGAATAAATACATATAATAGAGCGTGGATATTAAATAATGAGCACCAGTAAAAGACAAAATAGCCTTTTTGTATCTGAAGATTGGACTAAGATCTATCAGACATTCCGTGACGCGGACTTCCAGTCGTATGACTATGAGACGTTGCGTTCAACGATGGTTCAGTACCTACGCAATAATTACCCAGAAGATTTTAACGATTATATTGAAAGTTCAGAGTTTGTAGCTCTTATGGACTTGATTGCTTACTTTGGACAAAGTTTGGCATTTAGAGCAGATTTAAATGCAAGAGAAAACTTCTTAGAAACAGCACAAAGAAGAGACAGTGTATTACGTTTGGCAAAACTTTTAAGTTACCAACCTAAAAGAAACCAGCCAGCAAGAGGTATGTTAAAGATTGCTAACATACAAACAACTGAAGATGTTTATGACAGTTCAGGACGTAACTTGTCAGGAAGTTTCATTGTATACAATGATAACACTAATCCAGATTATCTAGAACATTTTGCAACAATATTAAATGCAAGTATGGCAAGTGCTCAGAGTTTTGGTAATCCTGCATTATCAAAAACATTAAGCAGTATTAAAACAGAATTATACGAACTTAACACATTACCTGATACTTTACCAGTATTACCATTCACAGCAGATGTGGCAGGCGAAAGTATGACCTTTGAAGTTGTTAACGGAACATTTCAAAACAAAGAATATATTTACGAGAAAAGTCCTAAACCGGGCAACACATTTAATATGTTCTATAGACAAGACGGCAAAGGTGCAAGTTCGAGCAACACAGGTTTCTTTGTATACTTTAAACAAGGTTCACTGGAATCAGTAGAATTTAATTTAGAATCTGCATTAAGCAACCGTATTGTTAGTGTAGACAAAGATGGAATTAACAATGATGACATTTGGTTATACAATATTGATAACCTAGGAAACGTTGCTGACGAATGGACTAAAGTTCCAGCAATAACAGGTGCTAACGTAATTTACAATAGTTTAAGTGAAAACGTTCGTTCTCTTTATGCAGTTAACAGCAAACAAAATGACCAAGTAGACTTACTATTCGGTGATGGAGTATTTTCAAATATTCCAGTAGGTAACTTTAGAAGTTATCAAAGAGTTAGTAATGGTAGAACTTACAGAGTTAAGCCCAACGACATTAAAGGAATTAAACTAGATATTCCTTATGTAAGCAGAACAGGTGGCGTAGAAACTTTAACAATTGGTTTAAGTTTGCAATACACTATTGATAATGCAACTGCAAGAGATAGTATCGAAGATATTAAACTAAAAGCACCACAACAATACTACACACAAAACAGAATGGTTAACGGAGAAGATTACAATATTTTCCCTTTAACTAACTTTAATAACATTATTAAAAGTAAATCTGTTAACAGAACAAGTAGTGGTATTAGTAGATTCTTAGATATCAAAGATGTTACTGGAAAGTATTCTAGTACAAACATCTTTGCTAACGACGGTGCAATTTATAAAAACGAATTCTTAAACAACAAAACTTTTAATTGGATTAATGATAACGATATCTATAATGCAATTAGAAATACTGTTGAACCAGTTTTACGAAGTAAAGAGATGGAACACTTTTACTTTAAAAACTTCTCAAAAGTTGACTTATCTTCTCTTAACAGTTCATGGACAAGAGTAAGTGTTGGATCAAATAAAAGTACAGGTTACTTTAAAGACTCGACAGGTGATGTTGCACAAGTTGGAAGTGTAAGTAGTAACAATTTACAGTATGTAAAACATAGTGGACTTGTTACATTTACTGCTCCTACCGGAAAACACTTTATGGAAAACGGCACGTTAATGACAGGAGCCGCAAGTCATCCAGGAAGTACAGATAAAACATATGCCGGTATTATTAGTATTAATAATAACGGACTGGGTTCTAATGCAGGTAAAGTAACAGCATACACAGGTGCAGTTAGTTTAAATGAAAATATACCAACAGGTGCTATACTTAAAAATGTATTACCAAGTTTTGTATCAGATCTACCTTCAGCAATGGAAAGTGAAATATTTACAAATATTAAACAGTATAAAAACTTTGCATTAGGATTTGATCATTTACTAGGAACATGGTACATTATTGCTAATAGAGACATCAGCACATCAAATGTATTCAACAACGGTAATGCAAAAAATACAACAAATTCAAACTTAGATGCAAGTTGGTTAGTTAAATTTACAACTGACGGTGCAACTTATAATATTGCATACAGAGGTTTAGAATATTTCTTTAGTAGTGTAGAAGAAACACGTTTTTACTTTGATACTACAAGTAAAATATTTGACCCAGTAACAGGTTTAAGTAAAAAAGATAACATCGAAGTATTGGGTATTAACACAAAGCCAGATACAAATGATGCACTAGTAAAAACTATTCCGTTTAATGTTTATAACATTGTTACAGACACAGATGGTTATAGTGACAACACAAAGATTTTAGTTACGTTCGCTGACAACGACGACGACGGTGTTATTGACAATCCAAATGCGTTTGACGAAGTAGTAGGTGATGAGTCTGTTACACTAGCAAACAATTTAAGAAAGTTTGTATTCCAAAAACGTCAAGCAGACTATGACAACTTTAACAAATATGTAACAGTTGCAGGTTCACTTGTTAATCACGACTACAACACTAAAACAGATATTAATACTATTATTAACAGTTTAGTTACTAACACAGTATTATATACAACCGAAGATAAAAAGTTTTATGTAGTAAAAGAAAACAACAATGTTAAATCATTAGTTGAAAGTTTAGACTACAAAGTGTACACAGGACGAGATGGACTTAAATTCCACTATACACATAATGCACCAAACGATAGACGTATTGACCCAAGTCCAGGAAACATTATTGACATTTTTGTATTAACTAAAAATTATAGTGATGCATATGTTCAGTATATTACTGACGCAACAGGCACAGTAGTAGAACCTACTAAACCAACAGTTAATAGTTTACGTTCGCAGTTTGGTACATTAGAAGGTTACAAAACATTAAGTGATGCACTTGTTTTACATAGTGCAAAGTTTAAACCATTGTTTGGTACAAAAGCAAACTCGCAACTACAAGCAGTATTTAAAGTAGTCAAGAATCCAGGCTTTAGTATTAGTGATAGTGAAATCAAAACAAAACTAGTAACAGCATTGAATGAATACTTTGCAGTTTCTAACTGGGACTTTGGAGAAACGTTTTACTTCTCAGAGTTAAGTGCATATTTGCATACTTCTCTTACACCATACTTAAACAGTGTGGTATTAGTACCTAGCGACAGTTCACAAGGATTTGGTAGTTTATATCAAGTAAGTTGTGAACACGATGAAATATTTGCCAATGCGGCAACTGTTAATGATGTACAAATTATTGACGCAATTACAGCCGCAGGTATCAAAGCAACTGGTACAGTTAACACAGGCACATCTACAACGTCAAGTATCTCACAAAGTTCAACTAATACAACTAGCTCTGGAGGCTCCGGCTATTAATGGCAAAACGTAAAACCTCAACCTTTCTCCCCAAGTGGCTACAAACAGATAAGAACAAAAAGTTCTTACATTCAACACTTGACCAGTTACTTAATTCTAAGAGTTTAGAAAGAGTAGATGGTTATGTGGGTCGTCGCTTTGGACCAAGTTACAGTATTCAAGATCCTTACTTGTCCACTGTTGGTCAGTTTAGAAATTCGTATCAGCTCGAACCAAGTATTGTATATAAAAATATAGATGGTGAAGTACAAACACTTATAACATATGATGACTTACTTAACGGCATTAAAGACAATGGCGGAAGAAATACTAAACATAGTAGATTGTTCGAACAAGAGTATTATAATTGGGAAGGCTTTGTTGACTATGATAAGTTAATTAACTTTGGCGAGTACTATTGGTTACCAGCAGGTCCTGGTACTGCTAACATTTCAGCAAGTGAAGTTCCAACAACACAAGACTTTACTGTAAAAAGTAATGCAACAAATTATACACTAACACCTACATACGGTGTTACAAAGAATCCAACTATCTATTTGGTACGTGGCGGTAGTTATACTTTTGCAGTTGACCAAACTAATCCTCTATGGATTCAAACAGAATTAGGCACAACAGGCAAAAGTGCAATTAGTTTTAATAGAAGCACAAGAGATGTTTACGGAGTTACGAACAATGGTACTTCTGATGGAACAATTACATTCTCTATACCACGCTCAACAGACCAGGAGTTTTTTACTAAAACAGTTACTAATGTTGCTAACGTTGACTTACGTTGTACAAAATACACATACGAAAGTTTAAATGGAGCAAGTGAAGAAACAGTTAGACTAGCAGGTGGAGTTGACGGGCAGTTATATATAGAAAACAAAACTATAATATTTAATGCACCTACTACATCTTCAACTGCATGGCCCAGCACATACAGTGACGACGACAAGTTTCAAGTATTTAGAATACTTGTAAGTGGCGGAGTAATTAGTTTACAAGGTGTTACAAGTATTGCAACAAATAACAAAGTACAAGTACAAGAAGGTAGTTTGTATAGTACTATGGAATTCTACAGAACTAGTGACGGTACATCTTTAACACAAGTACCAGCCGTAACTGCACCATTAAGCACATTTTATTATGTAGATGCTAATGACAGTAGTAAGTATGGCGAGATTAAAATACTAGATGCAACTACAAAAATTATTGATGTTACTACTGACATCATTGGTAAAAAGAATTACACTGCACCAAACGGTGTTGTACTTACTAATGGTATGCACATACAAACTGACACAACAGTAAGTCCTGTAGCATATCAAAATACAAAATATATTGTCGACGGAGTTGGAGACGGTATTATTTTAATACCACAAACTGACCACGTTGCATACGAATTAAAAACAAGCACAACAAAAGATTATATCATTAGTGGTAGAGGCAGTGCTGATAAAAATGCTTGGGCAAGAAATAATAACTGGTATCATAAAGATGTTATTATGACTACTGCAAAGTACAATAAAGAAAATGCAGTAATTGATCAAAACAATAGAGCAAAACGTCCTATTATAGAATTCAAACGCAACCTAGCAATGTTTAATTCAGGAAACACAAATGCAGGTGGAGTTGACTTAATTGATACAACTATTACTGACGCATTAAGCAATATTAATAACGGACCTACATTTAGTATTGACGGTACAACGGTAACTAACGGGATGAAAGTTATTTTTACTGCCGACACAGATGTAGAAGTTAGAAATAAAATTTACACAGTTGAGATTGTTGACTTTCAAGAAGACAGTATTAACGAAGTTAGACTAGTGCCAAGCACAACAAATATTATTAGTAATGACCAAGTTGTTGCTAAAAATGGTGTTACACGCAAAGGTAAAACTTACTGGTTCGACGGTGACATATGGACTTTAGCACAACAAAAAACATTTGTCAACCAAGCACCACTATTTGATGTATTTGACAGCAACGGTAAAAGTTACGGAGCAAGTACAACTTACAAATCTTCAAACTTTGTAGGTAGTAAATTATTTGCTTACGGTTTAGGTACAGGCTCAACACTTGACACTGAACTAGGCTTTGCACTAAAGTATAAAAACTTTAGCAACATTGGTGACATTGTTTTTGATAACAATTATAGTACTGATACGTTTACACATACATTGACTACTGGAAGTGTATCTAAAGATGTAAGTACAGGATTTGCTAAACTTACTAACAGTAGTAAAACAGTGAGTTATATCGATGGATGGACAAAGGTATTAAATGCAAGTACACAATACCAAGTTATAACATACATTGCTAACGGCACTGCTAAACAATTTGAAATTGGCGTTGCTCCTAAAATAGGAACACTGCCTGGTAATATTGTTTTCACAGGTAGTACAGAAATTAAAACAGGTTGGGAATATAAATTAAAAGACGGTAGACACGTTATCGAGTTTACTACTGCTCCTACATTACAAACACAGTTAACACTTAAAGTATTATCCGATGATGCAACAGAGTTTGGTTACTACGAAGTTCCAACTAATTTAAGTAACAATGCATTTAATAAAAACTTTACTGACATTACATTAGGACAAGTTCGTAATCATGTTAGTGAAATTATTAAAACTGTTACTGACTTCACTGGTGTATATCCAGGAACAAGTAACCTAAGAGACGTGGGTAGTGTTGGCAAATTTGCAGGTAATATTTTGCACCACTCGAGTGGATTAGTACTTCCAGGATTGTTCCTACAAGAAGATCATTTAAATATTACTAGTGCAATTAAGTATTCGTCGAGTGAGTACACAAAGTTTAAACAGAAATTTGCATCAGCGGCTGAGACATTAGACTTAGATTTTAGTGATATTCCAACAGATGTTGATAAAATTTTAGCAAGTATTAATAATACAAAAAGTAGTGTGTTTGCATTTTACACCAGTGACATGGTTGGACACGGTACTAATAAAAAGAATTACACTTACACTGTAATTGATAACCGAATTAAAAGTTATCAAATGGGAACAATATTTAATCCAACGGCTAACACTAGTCGTTCGGTACTTGTTTACATTAATGGTGTACAAGCAGTACTAGGCAAAGACTATACGTTCAACGCAACAAGACCTGCGATTGAAATGGTCAACGAGCCAGCACTGAACACAATAATTAAAATTGTTGACTACACAAGCACAGTTGGAAATTATATTCCAACTACTCCAAGTAAGATGGGTATGTATCCTAAGTATGAACCAATTAAGTTCACAGACGGTACTTACGCAACTGACCAAGTTATGATACAAGGACATGATGGTAGTTTAACAAAAGCATACGGCAATGTATTAGATGATGTTATTTTAGAACTTGAAAAAAGAATATACAATAATATTAAAGCAACATACAAGCCAGATGTATTTGACGTCAATTCAGTAGTACCTGGAAAATGGCGTGATACTGGATATTCAAGAACAGAGCACCAAGTGGTGTTAAGTAGACACTTTTTACAGTGGTCAATCAAAAATAGAATTGACTGGAGTACACATACTGGTTACGACAGAGGTAACGAGTTCACGTGGAACTACAACAAGATGGCAGACAAAATAACTAAAGAAATTTTGCCAGGCGGTTGGAGAAGCATTTATAAACATTATTACGACACAGATAGACCACATACTCATCCGTGGGAGATGTTGGGCATTACTGTTAAACCAACATGGTGGGAAACATTATACGGCCCTGCTCCTTACACAAGTGGCAATACTGTATTATGGGAAGACCTACGTGACGGTAAAATTTATAACCCAACTACAAAAACATATACTGTAAACGCAACTTACAAAAGAGCAGATTTACTAGAAATGATTCCTGTTAGTGAGAACGGTGCTTTACTCAGCCCGTGGAAGTCACTAGCAACAGGAAGTACAGTTTACGAATTAAACGACAAATGGGCAGTAGGTGATGGCGGATCGGCTCAGCAGGCTTGGGAAAAGTCGAGTGAGTATCCGTTTGCATTACAAATTTCCAATGCAGTAATGAGACCCGGTAAATGGTTCAGTTTAACATATGACACTGATGTTGTAAAAAGAACAACAATTACAAACAACATTGTAAGTATTAATACTAACAAGCAATTACAACGAAGCGACTTTAAAACTCCTTTAGTAGACCGAGACATTGTTAATGGATACAGTTTTTATATTGCTAACCACTTAATATTCTTAGGTGTTGCACCAAGTGTACTACAAGATGTTATAGCAAAGGTTGATATTAATTTAGCAGTAAAGTTAAGTGGATACACAGATAAGAAATTTTTAAAGATACTTGCAGAACAAGTTAGTCCAAATGCAGTTAGTGAAAACGTTATGATCCCAGACGAGGATTATGATTTAGTTGTTACTAAAACAAGTCCAATTATTAGTGCTCCTTATAGTGGTGTAATTGTACAATCAACTGATAATGGCTTTGCAATATACGGATACAATATGAATGATCCGGTGTTTAATGTTATCCCAAGTAGACAATCTAAAAACATTAACATACACGAAGTTTTAACTGAACGCTTTATTGAATACAAAGACATCGAAGAGGAAGTACTAACTGTCCCATATGGAACAGAATTAAGTACACCACAACAAGTATTTGACTTCTTGGTAAGTTATGGCAGATACTTAACATCACAAGGTTATGACTTTGATAATAATAGTGAACAATTGGCTAGTGGTGTTGAAGTTGCTAACTGGACAATGGCTGGTAAAGAATTTGGTTATTGGGCACAACAGCAATGGGGAACAGATGCAGTTATTACATTAAGTCCTGGTGCAAACAGATTGACCTTTAACAGAGAAGATAGTATGGTTGACAGTTTAGTTAATCACTACAATGGCAAATCAGTAATGAACCAAAGTTTTGAAAACTTAACTATTGATAAGTTTAAAACAAAACGTGAAGATGGACAATTTGAACTTATACCCGAAGCAACAGTTGGTGGTATTTTCTTTGCTAATCTTAAAACAGTACAATACGAACACACACTTGTTCTTAACAACACTACTATCTTTAATGATGTTGTATACCAGCCAGAGCTTGGTAACAGACAAAACAGATTGAAACTAGTTGGTTGGAGAACAGGAGATTGGGACGGAAGTTTAACAGCACAAGGCTTTATTCTTAACCAAGGTAAAGTTGACCTTTGGATACAAAATACAGATTACGCAAAAGGCGAAATCATTAAAAACAACGATAAGTTGTATACTGCAAGTGAAAGTCACACAAGTGGACTATTATTTGAATATGAAAAGTGGACACCTACTGATAGTTTCAAATTAGGATTACTTCCTAACTGGGACACCTTAGGCGGATCATTTGAAACATTCTATGATACTGACACAGTGAACTTAGAAGGTGACCAAGACAGATTTGGCAAGAGTTTAATTGGATATCAAAGTAGAGATTATTTACAGAACCTTGGACTTGATGATACTTCACAAGTAAAATTCTATCAAGGTATGATTAAAGAAAAAGGTACAAGCAATGCTATTAATAAATTGCTTCGTGCTAAACTAGACAACACTACTTCAGATATTAATATGTACGAAGAGTGGGCAGTGCGTGTTGGTGAATACGGTGGACTTGATATTAACAAGCGGGTTGAAATGAACCTTGTTGGTGACGACATCACAGGCAATCCAACAGTAGTACACACTGTTAACAGTATTGAAGATAAAATAGAAGGCGTTAAAAACTTATTAACAACCGAGTTTCACAAAGCACCTCCGGCTATCGAAAGTACTTGGGTACCCACAAATGATGTTGTAGGTCTTCAAGGAGAAGTATTACCTTACACAGGTTATGCTAAAATAACTGATGCAGATGCTACGTTGTTTAATATTACACAGTACGCAAACTTAGACAGCAACTTAACTTCGATGAAGATTGGTTACCACTTATACGTTGCTAATGATGACAATTTAGATTGGAATTTCTATTATTTAGATATTACAAAAGATGTTGTATTAACTGCACAAGCAAGTGACAACAACACAATACTTTGGACAACTAAAGAACACCACAGTGTGTTAAAAGATGATATACTTGTTATTAAAGGCATGGGTAATGCAAACGGTGTACACAGAGTATTGAGAACAACGGGATTAAAAAGTTTTGAAACTAACGAAACAAAAGCAGATTTAGATGCAACTGGCGAAGTAAGTGTTTTAAAATTTAGAAGTATTAGATATGCAACAAGTACAGACTTGTTAGGATATACACCTGCTAATGGTTGGAAACTTAACGACAAAGTGTTTATTGATAAAATAAGCAATGCTGGTTGGAGCGTATTCCAAAAGTCAAACGAATTTAAAAATACTAGAAACTTAATACCAAATAACTATGCTTATGTAGATGGCAAGATGGGTACTAGTATTGCAGTTAACGAAACTAAAGCACTAGGTGTATTTGGATATCCAGACTACGGAACGTATGGTGCGTTTGTTGCCTACATACCAAACACTGAAGGATCATTAGCAGAAGCAAAAGTAATTGCTCCTCCACAAGATAACAGGTTTGCAGGTTTTGGACACAGCATAGATATTATTAACGAAGACTTTGCAGTTGCAAGTAAAACAAGTGTAGGTTGTCCAGAAGGTAACATACACATTTACAACCAAGACGGTGCAACGTACAATGTAATTTTTGCATGGTCACCTCCGAGTATAACAGGTACTTCAGACTTAAACGTTAAGTTTAGTGATGATGGAAATACATTAGTTGCAGGTGCTCCGGGTATCAGTAAAGTCTATGTCTTTAACAAAACAACTAATACAAGTGTACTTACAACCACAGATACATTTACAGGTGATAATAGTACAGTAGCATTTACAACAGCACTAGCACAAGATGACAGTGTTGTATCAGTTGCAGGTGTTGTAAAAATACAACACGAAGATTATACACTTGCAGGAACAACATTAACATTTGTTAATGCTCCGGCAACTGATGCAGAAATACTTGTTAAGTCAGGTCCACAATGGACATTAAAAGCGACTATAACAGGAACAGCAAGTACAGAATTTGGATTTGCACTAGATGTTGATAATACTGGATCAAACATCATTATTGGTGCTCCAGCAGAAAACACTACATATACAAACGAAGGTGCAGTATATGTTTACAGTAAATATTCAACGACAGGATATGCACAAACACAAAAGTTTACTACTACACTTGCTAACGTAGACGGACGTTACGGTGAAAGTGTTGCTTGTAGTAAAGACTTTACAAAACTATTTGCAGGTGCTCCGGGTTGTAATAGATTCGAAAGAGCAAGTGGGCTAGTTACTAAACATGGACTCTTAAGCACCCCAACAAGCTCACACACTGGGCCCGAGCATACAACTACTACAACTGGGTCCATTAGTATAAACGGAACAACTGTTAATATTAGTGGTATTACAGTAGATGCTATTGCTACACAAATTACAAATGCAAACATTACAAACATTACTGCATCTGCTACTTCTAATAGATTAACTATTAAAAGTTCAGACAAAGTTAATCAACTTATTATCGTTAATATATCAGGTAATGCATTTAGTGATGTAATTGGAGATCAATTTGGATCAGTACAAAACATTGTACAAAATGCTAAAACTGATGGACAAGAGTTTGGTAAAACTATTGCTATTAATACAACCGGTACATTACTAGTTGTAGGTGCTCCTAAGAGTATGTACAATGCGACAATGTCGTTTGATACAACGGGTACAAACTTTGATAGTAGCAGTACATTATTTGAAGATGCTACAAGCAGAGGTGGTAACGTTTATTCTTACCAAGAATTAGATAGCAGTTACATACAAACACAGAAATTTACAAATAATAACATTGATGCTGATGACCAATTTGGTACAGCAATACAAGTACTAGACTCAAACGATATCTTTATTGGTATGCCAAATGACGACAAGTCGGGCAGTGTTACTAACACAGGTAGAGTTGTAAACTATAGTTCTTCAGAAAACGTATTTACAATCCACGAGAAAGAAGATGCGTTAGTAGACACAACAAAAATTAATCGTGTGTTTAGTTACGATAAGATTAAAAACGAAGTTATTAATTACTACGATTGGATTGATCCTATTAAAGGAAAGATATCAGGAGTAGCAGATGAAAACATTGATTACAAAACATTATGGGATCCATCTACATACGCAAGTGAAAACGCAACAACTTGGGGACCGGATCAAGTAGGCAAAGTATGGTGGGATTTATCCACTGTCAAATATGTTTATGCAGAACAAGGTGACTGGGCATATAGAAGTGCGTTCTGGGGAAGTGTATTTCCTGGAAGTAGTATAGATGTTTACCAATGGATCGAAAGTGATAAACTACCAAGTGCATATGATGGCACTGGGCGAGTATATAATACTGCATTGTACACAACTGTTTCTAAAATACAAGGAACAGTAGTTAAGAATAGATACTTCTATTGGGTTAAAGGTGTACTAGATATAGCAGAAAACAAAACTAAAAGTATTAAAGATGTTACAGACATCTTAATAGACCCACAAACGTTTGGACTAAAGTATGTAGCATTCACAGGTAAATCTGATGTTGCATTATTTAACTTTGCTTCTGACATAAAGAATTCAGGAACAATTCTTGTCGTTGACTATGATAAAACTAAAAACGATAAAATCATTCATAACGAATGGGTGTTGTTAAAAGAGAATGTTGCAGATGCAACTCTTCCTCAAAACTTTAAGAGGAAGTTACTAGATAGTTTAGTCGGTGCTGATAGTCAAGGCAATGCCGTTCCTGATAACTCATTAAACGCAAGTGAAAAATATGGTATACAGTTTAGACCTAGACAAAGTTTATTCATTAACAGAATGGCGGCTTTAAAGGAATTCTTAACAACTGTTAACACAGTAATGCAAAAACAAACTGTTGCATTAACTAGAGATATTAGCGACTTGTTATTAAAAGACCCAGAACCAAAACTGGCGACTGGCGACTGGAATCAAAAAGTTGCAAATAATACAGAACTAGGATTTGTTCGTGTTAAAGAAAAACAAACAGGATATAAAGTATTAGTAAGCATAGATTCAACTGTACAAAACAGATGGGCTATCTACACTTTAAAAGCAGACAACACTTGGGTACTAGATAAGTTACAAGGCTATGACGTTAGTAACTACTGGACATATAGTGATTGGTATGCAACTAATTTTAATGCAAAAACATACATTGATTACAGTGTTGCACTTAAAAAAGATTTAGTAGACATTGTTCCGCTTACCGGGCAGACAGTCAAAATTGAAAATGGTGGTAACTGGGAGTTATTATACTGGAGCGGAACTGAATACACAACAGTGGGTATTAAGAATGCTACAATACAAATTAACGAAGGCATTTGGAATTACCAATCAACACGTTATGGTTTCTCAACAGAAGTTTATGACTTCCAACTATTTGACCAAGAGCCACAAATTGAAACTAGAAAAATTGTTGAAACAATACTAAACAAAATATTAATTGGTGATCTATCTCTAGCGTCTAACCAAACAGTGTTTGCAATGATATACTTTATATTAGATGAACAACCTTTTGTAGATTGGTTATTTAAAACTTCGTTCATCGGAGTTAATCATAAGATTAGAGCACTTGATGCCTTGCCATACTATCGTAAAGATAACCAAACGTATGTTAGTGACTTCATTGCTGAAGCAAAGCCTTACAGAACAAAAATTAGAGAGTATATCTTAAACTATAACAATACTGATCCTTGGACAGGAGATGTAACTGACTTTGATGTAAGTAGTCATTACGATACAGAACTTGGTTATTACAGGAAGCCAGATGGTAATGTAGAAGGAGATAGTGACAAGTTGTCTAAGGGATTTAACAAGCCTTGGAACGATAATCACACACATGAGATTGGTAGTATATCAGTTAACAATGGCGGATCAGGATACAACTTTGTACCAACTGTAACTATTACAGGCGGCAGTGGGTCAGGTGCTAAAGCAACTGCAACTGTTGAAAGTGGTGTTATTACTGCTATTAATGTTACTAATCAAGGTACAGGATATATTACTACACCTAATGTTAGTATTGCTACAAGCACAGGTACAACAGCAAGTGCATACGCACAATTACGAAATTTAAAAGCACGTTCGTTTGATACTACTGTAAAGTTTGATAGACTTGCATATACATCAAACATTAAAGAATGGGTAGCAAATACGGCATTTACTTCCGGAGATAAGATTACATATCAAGGAGAAGCATATACAGTCAATGAAGACTTTACAAGTAGTGCAACATTTACTAGTGACAGTTTAACTGTTATATTAGATGAAACGTTTGCAAACGCAATGGATAGAACTATTGCATTCTATATGCCTACTGACAAACAACCTGCAAAAGAATTAGAAAACATTTTCTACGGAATCGATTATCCGGGTAACAGAGTTTTAGGACCAGGCTTTAATTTAAATCCAGGAATGGATAGAGCCGGATTTGACCAAGCACCGTTTGACAACTTTGAGATAGGTGCAGAAGGTATTCCAATGGTTAGTGGAGTTGCTGACAGTCATATTAGTAGCAGGTTCGGAGATTCGTTACTAGGTACACGACCAGAAGATATTGATATTGTAGGTGGTAAGTTTGTTGACCAATACAACTCACACGCACCAGAAGAATTTATACCAGGCAGAGTATTTGATAGTTTGGATATGGAAATTTATCAAACACCTACAAGTGAGTTTGGTGGCACTGATGGATTAAGTCCAAGAATAGATGTTATTAAACATACAGCAGATGGCACAAAAACAAGATTTAGTTTCTTAACAAGTGATGGAAAACACAATGTAAACTTATTAGTGTATACGTCACAGACAGGTAAAGTACAACCAGACGAATATGCACTTGACTTTGCAACATTTGAAATTGTATTTACAAGTGCTCCAGCAAACGGAGACATCATTGATATCATTAGTATGGGTAACAGTGGTGAGAATATGATTTTAGATTATATACTAATAGGAGACGGTGTTGATGCAAAATACAATCTTCCAATTAGTGCCAGCATTGCTCAACAGGCATTAGTACTAGTTAATGGTGTTAAAAAAGCAAATCAAATTAACAATGTTAACTTAAGAGCAGAATTAGAATTCACAGGCGGCTATAAGCCGGCAGTGGGTGACCACATACATATATTTGTATTCAACTTAAACCCAAGTACAAGGATTGCTTATTCACATATAGGGCAAGAGATCTTTACTATGGATGGTAGTACTAGGACATTTACCCTAGCGAATGAGCCTTTATACGAAGGTCCTGTTGATGCTAAAATTTATGTAGAACTAGCAGAGGAACGTCTACGTCCTGCGGTATACACATACGCAACTGGTGACGGGACAAAGACAAACTTTGCTTTAACAGAGAATGCAGATATTGACCACGCATCGATATCGCAATCAGATGTTACAGTGTTCAGTAATGGAGCGGGAGTCGTTAGCGGCTGGACGCTTGTAGATAATGCAGGTGTCAAGGAAGTACAATTTTCTGTCGCTCCATTAAGTGGTTACAAATTAGCATTTGGTGATACTACAAATGCAGAGTACACAGTGTCGAGTACACAGATTACATTAGCAAGTGGATTAACTATTACAAGTGGAATTAAATTAAACGTAACAACGTTTAGTAGCCATAATGTTTTAGACATGACATCACAAACGTTTAAAGGTGCAACTGCTTCAGCAGTAGTATTAGCAAGTGGTTATGATAGTTCACCATTTGATGGCTCTGTGGCATTTGATACACCAACTACACAAATTATTAATACACCAACATATACATTATATAGAACACCTACAAATGCAAACTATCTGTGGGTTAGTAAAAATGGAATACGTTTAAGTGTAGGGCAAGACTTTGAAATTGAAAACGGACAACTTAAATTAATTGCAACGATTGCCGAAACAGATATTATTGTAATATCACAGTTTAGTGAAAATATTATTAAACAAAGAGTTTCTTGGAAGGTATGGCAAGACATACTTGGACAAGTAAGATACTACAGATTGTGCGAAGACAATACAACTTCATTAGCAATCGATTTAGCAAAAACAGATAAAGTTATTAATGTAGTAGACGGTAGCAAACTGGCAACACCAAACTTAAATGCTAATATTCCAGGCGTTATTTGGGTAGGTGGAGAACGTATTGTTTACTGGGAAATTGATGGAAACACTTTAAAGAATATCCACAGAGGTACAATGGGTACTGCGAGAGCATATAAACACTATATCACAGACCAAGTAATTGACGGCAGTGAACGTCAAGAGATACTGGATGCACATAATAAGGTATGGTACACATATGGTGATACTAACACGATACAGGATCAAACGTCTAATCAGGCTAAGTTCTTGAACGAATGCCAGGGTACAGCACCACTTGTAGCAGTAACTTTTGACCAAAGTGGAAGATATGTAGCATCTGGGTACGTTGATGAAAACTTCGTTCAAATTAACGAATAAATAAACATATAAGTAGGATAACAGAAACAAAATGGCAATAAAACTTCGTAGCAATAAAGCACTACCACTAACCTTTACAGAGTTGGATGGTAACTTTACGGATCTTGATTCGAGACTGACTACTGTAGAGACGACAAACGTTACTGCGGTTAATGGGTTATCTGGTAATATAACTATAACAACTAGTAATATTGCAGAAGGTACACACTTATATTATACTGATGCACGTTTTGATACACGACTTACTGCAAAGACAACTGACAACTTAACTGAAGGAAGTACTAACTTGTACTTCTCAAATTCATTAGTTGATACTAGACTTGCTACAAAGTCAATTGATGCATTAACAGACGTTGACACAACTACTGTGGCACCGACATCTTCTCAAGTATTAACTTGGGACGGATCACGATGGAAGCCAGCAACTCCTCCAGGAGCAAGTGGTGGAGAAGCAAACACAGTTTCAAATATTGGAACTGGTAAAAACTTATTCAAACAGAAGGTTGGTATTGACTTAGAGTTTAATACAATACGTTCTACAGATACTATTATTGGTATTTCACAAAACACAGGTAACAACACAGTTGACGTAGTATTTTTACCAACTAGTGATGTAAGTGTTAATACACAAAAAATTACAAACGTTGTTGATCCTACTGCGGCTCAACACGCGGCTACTAAAGCCTATGTTGATTCAGCAACAGCAGGTATTGTTACTACACAAGCAATCGCCGGCGACACTGGAACTGACAATGTTACATTAGGCACTGACACTTTAACGTTTACTGGAACAGCAAACGAAATTGAAACTGCCGTTACTGATAATGTAGTAACTTTTGGATTACCAAATAATGTTACTATTGGATCAAACTTAACTTTAACTGGTGCGGCTAACAATGTTAACTGGACAAATGCAAGTAACAGATTATCATTTGATGATAGTGCTCAAGCAACATTTGGTAATGCACAAGATTTATTAATTCAGCACAATGGCACACATAGTTTTATTACACACAGTGGAACAGGCAGTTTAAGAGTTCAAGCAAATACATTAACATTAGAAAATGGCACAGGCAACAATTACTTAAAAACTTACAACGGCGCACAAATTGAATTGTATCATAATGCAATTAAGAAATTTGAAACAACAGCAACAGGTGTAAAAACTGTTGGTGGAATTAATGTTAATAGTGCATACACGTTACCAACAGCAGACGGTACAGCAGGACAAGTTTTAGTAACAGACGGAGCAGGTGCAATTACTTTCGCTACTGATTCGACAACATTATCAGGCTTAGGCATATCTGCTTCTACTACAGAAGTTAATTACACAACAGGTGTAACAAGTGCAATACAAACACAACTTACAGCATTATCAACTAGTAAACTTGCATTAGCAGGTGGTACAATGACTGGTGCTATTGCAATGGGTACTAGCAAAATTACAGGCTTAGGTGATCCAACTGCGGCACAAGATAGTGCAACTAAAAGTTATGTTGATGCACAAGTTTCAGGACTTAGCACAACTTTAACAGTTAGTGATGGTTCAACAACAGACACAGTTACAGTTGGAACAGATACATTAGCATTTGTAGGCGGTACAAATATTAGTACTAATACAACTGATAATACAATTACTATGGCAGTTACAGGCACAGTAGCCAATAGTACAAATGCCGTAAATGCAACAAAGATAAATATACAAGCAAGTAGTACAAACGCTAATCATTATGTGACATTCGTTAATGCTACTAGTGGAAATTTAGATGAATACGTTGATACTAACTTAATGTATAATCCAAATTCAAATATTTTAACTGGTGGTACATTTAGTGGTACTTCAACACAGGCACAATATGCTGACTTGGCAGAGGTTTATAAACCAAATGCTATATTGTTACCTGGAACTGTAGTTGTAGTTGGCGGCGATGAAGAAGTTAGAAAATATCAACCAGGCGATGATTATATCGCAGGGGTCATTTCAACTGCTCCGGCATATTTAATGAACAAAGATGCAGATGGTCAACCAGTTGCATTAATAGGTCGTGTACCTTGTATTTGTTCAGGAACAGTTACTAAAGGCAGTCCAGTACTTGCGATTGCAGATGGCAAAGTAAGTATGAATGGATCAGGACCTGTAGTTGGTATTGCATTAGAGAGTAGTACAGACAATGGTGATTCGTTAGTAGAAATTATGTTGAAAATATAATATGACAAAAGATATAAAAAACAAAAAAGAAAATGAGAGTAAACAAATGAATAAACCAGATGAAAATAGTGGAGTTCAAGTACAAGGACATATTAAAATCTTTGATCCTGAATCAGGTGAAGTATTTGTAAACAAACGTAACGCCATTCATTATGAAAATATGAGTGAAGCATTAGCAATGAGTTTAGCGAATAAAACTAACGGTTTTGTTCACGAAATGCATTTTGGTAATGGCGGTACTAGTGTAGATCCAACAGGAGTTATAACTTATTTGCCAGCAAACAATACTGGACAAAGTGCAAATTTATATAACCCAACTTATTACAAAGTTGTGGACGATACTAGTAGTTTAAACACAGATCCAGTTAGAAACAAAATTCAAGTAAGCCATACAAGTAGTTTGGTTTACACTGATATCGTTGTAAGTTGCCTACTAGATTATGGTGAACCTAGTGGACAAGCCGCTTTCGACAACGCAAGTAACTTTGAAAGCACATATGTATTCGACGAATTAGGACTTAAATCGTGGAATGGAACAGTGGGTACGGGTAATTTATTAACCCATGTAGTATTCCACCCAGTACAGAAGTCGTTAAACAGGTTGATTCAAATTGATTATACAGTTAGAATCCAGACTTTAACCAACCTAAGCACTATTAGTTAATATGTGGATATATTAAAAATTGAATAAATACAATAAATTGGAGCAAAGATAAAATGGCCTATACAATTAATAAAACAAGCGGAACAGTACTTGCCAGCGTGGCTGACGGTACTATTGACGGCTCAACTGCTGATTTAACGCTTATTGGAAAAAATTACAGTGGCTACGGAGATGCTTTAAACGAGAACTTCGTTAAACTGTTAGAGAACTTTTCAAACACAACTGCTCCTAGTTCACCGCTGGCAGGTCAACTTTGGTGGGATTCAACAAACAACTTATTAAAAGTCTACACAGGTAGTACTTTTAAAACTGTTTCAAGTTCTACTGCAAGTGCGTCTGCTCCGGCGTCAGGTGTAGTAGGAGATTTATGGTGGGACACTG